TCTTCTTATTTTACTAGTAGTCCTATATTCAACTAATGATTTACATAAAGAATGAGGATGATTATCCAACCAGCTTCTTGTTATTGATGGGTTTCCTTTTTCTGTTAAAGGATAGTCAATGTTTAAGTTATCAAAAGCTGATGAAATACTCTTTGAAGACCATGGATTAAATTCCCAACCAGCAATTTTCTTTATATTTAATAATAGTTTTTCTTCGTTTGTAATCATATCTCTACTTAAGTCATATGCTCGTTCAATATCGACTCGTACACCAAGAAACCTCATATCAAGAACTACATTAATTAAGCTTGACTCTAATTCAAAGATATTCCATAAGTCGTGTTGACGTAATCTTATTTTTTGTTGAGCAGCAATATGCACTGGTAATTGAGCATCAACCTCAGCATATGGACCCACGTGTTTGGAATGTAGCCGCCATAATTCACTTTTAGGATCTATTCCATATGCTTCTGCTGCTTCATTGAGTCCTCTTTCGTCTTTGCCCTCTTTAAGATAAGCTCTCGCAAGGTTTTCCAGTGAGTATCCGCCTCCTCTGTCCTCGTCCAATAGAGGTTCAGCAAGTTGAATATCGAACAATGGACCTTTAACGGTAAGCTGTAAGTCCGACCGTAACCATTCAAGATCATATTGGAGATTAGCACCGATTTTTTGTGTTTTGTCATTATCCAAAACTTCTTTGAGCCATCTAACAGTTTTATCTTTATCAAGATTTCCACCTCCTTCGTGTGCTATAGGAAAATACCAAGATTTATCTTCTGTCGCAAGAGAAACTCCTACTATATATCCATCTCTTCTAATAGACCCTGGTCCTTTCGTTAATAAATTAGGATCTTTGGTTTCACAATCTAATCCTAATGATTTTACTCCATCTAGTCTAGGAAACTCTTTAGGAGGTTCCCAAGGATTATCAGGAGGCCATAAAGGCTCGTTTAAAGACATTATTCATCCTTTCTTTCGGCAGAATCAACCAGTCCAACTTCCCAGTTGTCCGGGTGTGATTTGAGATATTCTTTGACATAGTTGACTGTGGATACGGCTCGCAATAAATCATTCTTTTCAATGTCGTATTCAAAAACAACTTTGTGCACATTACACATGGCGCAGTAGTACAAAAACACGCGTATACCTTCGTCAGATCCTTGCACTGGATGAGTGCATTTTGCTCCGCATGTACCGCATAGCATTTATCTAGATCCTTTCCACTTTCAGATTCAGCCCCTGGACAGGGATGACCTTCGTTGCAGTGAGGTTGACCTCTAACAACTCCATTGTATCCAGTAGCTAAAATGTTATTATTTTTATCTATCAATACGCAGCCAACTTGTCTTCTAACGCAAGTACTTCTAGTAGCAACAAGCATCGCCATTGCCATAAAGTACTCGTCAGTTGTTGGCCTGGGACCATAAGAAGTCAACAAGTTCTCTTCCTGAACTAAACTCATTAGTTATTCCTTTCCATAAACTGTTATAATCTGTACAAGATTCTTGATGAACAACAAGAGGAATATCTCTTATAAGTTTTTTAGCTTTTTTCAAATCTTGCTCATAAATATGAGTACTTCCAGAATTAAGATATAAAAACCCTGGTTGTAAACCTCGTACTCTAAACTTTTTTTCTGAAACAATAATATATCGAGCAATCATAGAAAATGTATATATATCATAAGGAGTTCCTAACCAAATATCATTTGATCTCATATTGGCAATACAATGAAGTTCACCATTTCTAATCAAAAATTGTAACGAAATAGTACAAGGAATATCTTTTGATTCTCCTGGCTTAGGTCTCCATATACTAATAACAGCTTGTCTAGTAAAACGATCTTTTAAAAGAGCTTTTATAATATACGGAAGTTGATCAACTACAGGAGGACCATAAGCCCCATTCATAAAAATACCATCATCACTATATTGAGCGTATTTCTCGCAATATTTTGATATAGTATCTACTTTGTTGTCTCCTGAAAGAATCCACGCAGCTTCTGCTGCGCGGAACTTATTATTAATTTTCCTTTCAGGTAAGTTTAACTCTGGGTATGACATGTGAACTTTTATACAAGTGTTGATAAGTTCTTTTGTCATCATTTTTCTAGAAGTAACTGCTCTTCCATCATGAATAACAGATGATAACATTAGAACCCATGCTTCATTTGCAGCACACGTATCAATTATTGCTCTTTCAGGATCCTTCGACATCAGTCGCCTCCGGATTTTTAGGATCCATACGTCGAGTAAAGTCCATGTAATTTTGCATATCGTAAAAATCATCCATTTGAAATTTTCCTACTGGAGTAATGCATCTTATTAACTTAAGGCCTAATAGCATTGCAGAGCAAACATGTGGAGGAATTTGCGGTAGGTCATACCCATAATGGGCAGATAACACTACTCTAAACTGCTCTCCTATCTGTTTATGAGAAAGCCAAATAGATCCGTATTGTTCGCCTCTTTCTTTCTCTATTTCTTTAGCCTTCTGCTGGAGGGAGTTTTTGGCCTGATTGGATAATTTCTTTCGTTTTTGCGTCAGTAAGATTCTTTCTTTTTGTTGCATAATAACCCTTTCCATAAGATTGTTTTAATTCAATGCATTGTTCATTTTCTACCGCTTCTTTTAAATCAGGTGGAGTCCAGCCTTCAGGTTTTACAACATCCAGCTCGTAATCTCTTTTTGACTCTTTTTTACTAGCAGCCCTGACTTTTTCCATGTTTGATCGATGAACTTCCTTCCATCCATCATAAAAACTAAAACCATGTCTATACGCAGTTCCTATAGCAAAATAAACAATATCAATAATAGCATCTAGTTCCTCCGTTAAAGTGTTTGCTCTAGAATATTCTAGAAGTTCTTCGTTTAAACATCTAATTCTAAATTCTTTTTCTTCTTTACTTAAGTGTCTTGAAACTCCACGATAAGTTAAATCATATTTTTCGTGAAACTCCTCAATGTCTTCTATTAAATCAGGTTTCCACATATTTCCTCCTTTCTTTAGTTATAAAATTTAGTCCCAAAACAACCAGAGAATACTAATTAAAAAAACTAACCATATTAAAATAATAATTTTTGTTCTAGTATCCATAGGTTTTACTTTTTCATTTTTTTTAACAACTCTACTATAATGATCTTCGCAATTATTCCAATCCATAATTGACCTCTATCTTTCTTTTAAAGAAACATACTTTGGTTCAATTTGACATACCCACAAAACATTTCTTGAATATCTAGGAAGTAATGGAGCAAATAAACAAGAAAGCACATTACTATCATAATAATCTTTTAGATATTCGTAGGCTATCGTAAGATCGCTTTTTCCTGTTTCATACAAAATAGGTTCTATATCTTTTTGACTGGCAAAAGTACCAAAATTTTTGACAATTTTAAAACCAGTAATTTCTAGTATACTTTGCATTGTTTCATAAGTCATTTCATTAATGTGATTAGCGGCTGCTTTACCATTAAACACAGGAGTAGAAATAAATATAGTAGTGTTTTCGTCTGCTATACCCCTGATATTATTAAGCATACCAGATACTTTTCGAGGAGTAATGTGCTCAAGTACTTCAAAACAAGTTATGACTGTTGGAGTAAAATCTAAATCTCTAAAAGCATTTTCTTTAGAAGCATCAAAATTCCAAACTAAATCGAAATTGCCACCACCCATTTTGTCATAAATTTTGTCATGGATTTCTTGAACTACTGGTTTGTTATAATCTACCCCGACGTATATCTCTGGAGTCATTCTCATTGTGTAAAGCGTTTTAATAAGTGGGGTTTCTTTGCCACAACCTATATCTAAAATTTTAGCTGTTTTGTAGGCTTGTTTTTTTCCTAAATGCTTAGCTACGTGACTCCATCTTAAACAATGTGCGAGATAATCTCTATGAAGAAATCCGCGTTCTTCTGCTTGGTCTATTGATAAGTGAGTTTTATCAATATTGCGGCCAGGATCCGGCATAATTATCCTCCTTTTTAGGTTTTACAAAAGCAATCATACTGTCGTTAGTAAAACTAGTTTCATATGTAACGCTCCAATAACGATTTAGTTGATCATACCACCACCTAGGAGCCCTAACTGTTAAGTGAAGTCCTTGATTTATTTTACGTGGTCCCCATTCATCTTCTATTAAAGAAATTGTAAAAAACCCTCCTTTTTTAGTTTTCTTGTGCATTTGGTATAACACAGCATGCAGTTTCTTTTCAGGAAGATGCTCTAAAGTATAATTACAAACAAGCCAGTCACTTTCTTTAACTTTATCAGACAAATCCCATAAACATTCTTGAGAAAAATAAAAACGAGTTTGTAGTTCTAATTTATCATTTAAAGCGTCTGGGATAAGATCAATACCATGAACAAATAATCCTTCGTCTGCAAATACTTTGGCAGTGAGTCCTGCACCACAGCCCCAATCAATAATATGATCTCCTTTTTTCATATTAAGTTCTGAAATAATCTGCTTTATTTTGTTTTCTCCTCCACGATAATAAAAAGACTGTTCTTCATAAGAACGGTCTTCCCATGCACGTGAATACTTCACGAGGGCGGAATCTTTGTCAGTATCCATTTAAACCTTTCTAATTTTAGTGATGCATCCTATTGGAATAACGCATCTGTTTGCAATATATTTCTCTTTACTTTCTTGATATTCTATATTATGTACCATAAATAACGAGTGTTTAGTTACTTTAAAAAAGTATCCCACTGTTTTAACAGGAATTTCTTTTAAAGCATTCAGTGCCTCGTCATATTGACGCCAAGCGGTTGTTTCATCTCCAGCACCGTCAAGATCGCCCGCATCATTCCAAAAAACTTCGATCGGATCTTCGATCTTTAATTCTTTAATTTGTTTTTTGATTGTTTTGCGCATAAATCATGTGGACCATCATAACATCTTGATCTGTTAAACAAAAAGTAGCCGAGTCACAAGAACACCGAGAAAACACCGGCGACTCATGGGAGGGGAGAGGAGGTACCTCCCAATTTGGCGATACACGTGAATTCTCAGCATTCATTGTAACTCGACAAAGGAGTAGCACTATGACTATGCTACTTATTACCAGCAAACTCAAGAGCAAGCGATAAAGCTTGTTGCTTTGTTGTTGCTTTAGACCCGAACCATGCACTTTCAAGGCGTTTTTCTTGTTCTCTTCCAGACTCATGGTCGATATACCAAGTTACACCGTTAAATGCTTCCCACCAAGTTCCATGAGAAGCTTTAATACGTGGTTGTCGTTGAACAGCAGTGTAAACATCTTCAGCTGTGGGCTTAAAATTACCAAGAAGATTTTTCTCTTTTCTTTTGATTAACTCTGGTTGATAAAGATGAGCAATAAACTCTTGAAGTTGTTGCTCCTTATATTGTACACTAACTAGATGCTCAGCACGAATCTTTAATTCTTTAAGTTTCGTGGAACAAATGCCTAGAGCTTCTTCAACTTTTGACTTGATGTCATCGTTAAAGGGTTGGATATGCGGGACTCGATATGCTTTATTGTTCATACCAAGCGCTTGTGATAGCGTATTCCAGCAAACTACTCGAATTGGAGTAAAGAGAAACCTATCGGCTTTTCCCCACTCATGAGGGTGAGAGAGAAGAAGATAGGCATCCGTCTTGTCGTCTCCTTTAAGAACAAAATAATCTTTAAGTTTAGCTAGAGCAAAAACACGACGACCATCATTTAAAGATCCCATTGTTTCCATAGTCATATGACCAGCTTCACAGAATTTTGTGTAAAAATCAATAACTTCGTTATTCTGAAAAGGAACATATTCAGGACCAGCTGGACCTAAAATTTTGTTGTTATCACTACGAACTAATACGTTGTAATTACCATGAGCAGAAACGTATTTTCCGTCTTGTTCATAAAAAACGCTTTTCTTTTCTACGTTCCAGTCTAATTTTGCTGCTTTTAGCATTTCTAGGGGCATAAGTTCTTCAGAAACTTGTGAACCAAGCCCATGCCAGGGTTTTTCCCCGACGTATGCCATGCTTTCTACATTATGTGACATATATTATCCTTTCTGGGATCGAGCCGGAAATATAGGAAACGGGTGAACCAGGCCCGCCAAGATGAAAGTCCCATATTCCCGACTCCCCCGAACTAATTCAGTCCGTTATAGATTAAAAACCAGAGCCCGGCGAAGATAACATTAGCTAGTATTGCTATCACACCGAGCATCCAGTCTTCCAAGTCACGCAGAGGGGTTAACTCCTGCGACACCAACTTGTTTAGCATCACCACGCGTCCAGTAGAAGTTCATTACTGCTTGAATTTTCTGTACTGATTTTTCAAGTTGCGGGTACAATTCTCTCATTTTAAGCTGTTCTTTAGATTTCTCAGGATATGTGTTAATTTTGTTAATCTTTTCGTAGAAGTCAGCGCGAGAAATCGATACAATCTTGTTGTCTTTAACAAATCTGACCAGTTCTACTAATTGTTTTGCTGGTTTTTTGTCTTTACCGTTTCGGTTAACTCGGAGAGTTCCGACCTCACCTACTTTGCTAAAGTCATAACCATGGGGATGATTCTTACTCTTTTTCAGTTCTGTTTTAACTTGTTTAGTTTCTTCTTTCTTCTTAGAATCTTTCATTTTTTATCCTTTCTGTTATTTGTTTATATTATCTATTGTACATTGTGGAATTGCAAATGTAAACATAAATGTTTACACTTTTAAATCAATTTTTCCTTCAAAATAGGACTTCAAAAGCTTACGCACAAGCCACGGTAGATTAATCTCTTTATCTTTTGCTGCTTGTTTATAGTCTTTTAATATTTCAGCTGGAAACCAAATTGATAAGCACATCTTACCTGTTTGATACCTTCTTGCTCTGTCACGTGCTTCTTTTTTTAATATATCTTCTTTATCTACTTTACCTAATATTTCTTGCTCTGATATACCATATGTTTCTTTCATTTTTAAACTCCTGTTGATGGTTTCGATTGCTCCTCTGTAATACAACCAAGCGGTATCCATTTTCCGTCTACCTCCTCCCAATTAGTTTTATGATAAGCGACTCCGGGTTTGTACCATTTAGCTTTTTCTCCTAATTGAAACTCTTTACCGCAACTCTTGCATCTGCTGCCTGCGTATTTAATCTTAATCCACGTAGCCATAGTTAATTCTCCTTTCTATTGAGGGTTATTATCTTCGTACCACCTAACTATTTCTTCTTTTAATCTTGTTGTGAATTGAATAGCGACCCAGGGATCAACATCCCCGGATCTAATTTCTGGATAATGTTTACTAACCGTTTTCCAGAACTCGTATTCAGCGCTATTTGTTACTCTTTCTAGTCGTTTTTTATCTATCGCCATGGTACCACCTCGGCGACATATTCGATAGCGTAACCATAATCTCTTGCAGATTATTTAATATTGCTGCTTTGCTATCAGTATCTTTCATCGTAGTCTCTAACTCTTTATAAGCTTCTTCCAAGAGCTGTTCCGATGTCTTATTCTTAATATGGGCATTATTATAATTATTATACCAGTCTAAAACGAAATCTTCTAATATCTGCAATGGAGTCCCTCCATATGCTCTTCGTTTGTAGTCATCAGGCACATATTTATCGAACCTGTCTCCCCACTTATTATGTAAATCCACAATAACCACGGACAACTGCTCAAAATCAGCAGCTGCCGCGGCATCCGAATCAATCGGATAATTATCTACATCCGTTATATTAGCCATATAATTTCCTTTCTAATATTCACCATACGTTATTAATTCCCACAATTGGGCCCATTCTTTCTTGTTTAAATCCTGTTTTACTAGTCCTACCGCTTGCATTTTAATAATCCAGATCTCTTCGTAGCCGTCCCACTCTTCGCACATTAACTCATAAATATTCTGGTGCTGGTAGCGTGGCTCTTCCAAGACTTTCGTACAATCTTTTAAGCTTGGTTCTAATTTATACATTGTTAATCCTTTCTATTAACGTTGATAGTCCTCATCTTCGTCCACATCGTGTCGATGCAGATCTTCCCATAGCTGGATCATAAAAGCGTTCATTTTACTAGCTATTTTATATCTTTCATCGCTAGTATCTCCATTTTCCATGTCTGACCCACGATAACCATTTTCAAATGATTTAACGTAGCTATGCAAAGCTTGACATATCGTAGTCACAACCACTTTAGTATCTGGTCCGTCCAATATCTGCCTCATCTGATCGTATTCTGACTCTTTAAAACTAAAACTCTCATTCTCGTCCATAGCGTCTCCTTTCTGTTAACGTTTTAATATTTATTATTATAATTATAATATAAGTAGTTCCAAATTAAAACCCTTTTGTTCCATCTTAGTTCCTATTAGTGATAGGCCAATAACCATGGTTCCGGCAATATATAACCAATAACCACACAAATCCTTATAAAATATGGTTGTTTGCAGTTAATTAGGAGAGAGTTATTGGATTATTGGCCTTTTTACGAATATTTTTTTATTTTTTTCATTTTTTTCCCTATATATAAATATGCCAATAACCGACTTAAAACCGACCATATTCCTCTGTCTGCCAAAACGTACCATTTATGCGCGGCGAGCCTTGTAGTATGGATGGCGGCGCTTGGCCCGTTGGCGTGGTCAGGAGGTGGTAGGCCGGGGAAAGGGAAGGTCGCGGCGCGGCGCCAATTGAGTGTGAACAGACTCCAAGCCTCCTACATTTAAGAGGCTTCATTGGATTCTCATTAATATTAGAGAGGATACCTCCCTCCCGTGAAAGGGAGATACCCTCGAACTACTAACGAGCGTTATCTACTTGACTTCATAGATAACGGCACCGTTTCCGTCCACCCGGAAGTCCGGTTTATCGTAGAACGCCATTACTTCGACGACTTTCTTACGATGCTCCGGAGAGCCGAGATTCTCTGGAGTTACCTGGATGCGTTTAGGCATGTGCAGGTAACCGTCGTTCAGAGTGCCATCGGCATTCTGGACTCGGACGGCGACGTCGATGACGTCCTTCGCAGGAACCCACTCTTTTCCAAGAACCTTGGCTGCGATGATGATCGCTTTCAAGATCGCTCGGCGTTGAGGCTGGATGCCTGGCGCGGTAGCTGCCGCTTCAAGACTAAGGGTAGTCTTGAACTGCTTCCCGTAGGACGACTCCTTCTTCTCCCGCTGTGCACGAGATGCCTGAGCTTTAAGAGCCTCAGATACGTTCATGGTTACGGCAGAAGACGCCGCGTTTTGAATGTTTTGCTTTTTAGTCATAATAATACTCCTTTGTTTTAATGTAACGCGAAATCGGTCGCGCACCGTTGTTACAGACTAGATCACGGTCTAGTCTTCATCTAAATCAAAGCTGTCTAACACTTGCTTCATTGCTCTTGCATGATAGCGCTGAAGTTTACGCAACTTCTTCGCTTCTTCACGCTGACGCTGAACACGATTACTTTCTTCGTGCTTACGCCACTTGAGCGTGTTCTTATGTGGTTTCATAAGATGATCCTTTCTTTGTTAAGGGTTAATAAGTGTGTAATTAGTTATTACACGTTTGGTTGTTCAGCACGTCTCTGATAAAGACGAGTAACTCATTCTCATCCCATATTTCAGAGTGCATACTGATGTGATAGAGTGCTTCTTCAAAGAAAGCCTCATCACCATCAAGCTGAGCATGCATCGCTATAATGCATAGCTCTATTATGCGTAGATAGTTCATATGTATTCACCTCCTTTCAAACTAAAAAGAGTTTTTCATAATTTAGCGCCCCGGGGGGCCTTCGAAGACCTTTGATAAAAATTTCTTACGACCTGGACATTGGGGCGGGGAGAATATTTCAAATATCTAACTTAGAAAAAAAATATACATTTTTTGTTAACAAATTGATTTTTATAGTGTATAGTAGTAATATGAGCGAACGATTGCCTAAGGTACAAACTACAGGTAAAAGGAGAATAAGACATGTTCAAGAAATACTTGACAAAATGGATTGCGACCCTTTTGAAGGTTTGGCAGAAATTTGCACAAAAAGAAATTCCGCAGGAGAATACTTCTACGGGGTTGAAGTTAGAGTCCCATGTCTCAAAGAGCTTGCACAGTACATCGCTCCTAAGCTTAGATCCATGGAGCATAATGTTTCTGAAGATGGGACTCCGTTAGGATTTCAAATAATTAACTTTGGAGGAATGAGTAATGGCCTCAAGAATATTGGGAACAATCAACAAAGTATCCAAGGCGGTGGACACGGACCTGTTCAGCTCCCCGTTCGAGTACGACGGGAAAGTGAACCACAAGGACGGGAGACCGCTGAAGATAACAGTACAAGTAACCCCGGCGACGGGGGGAGCAAACCTAAGAGCAATAGTAGTAAACACCCTCGTAAGTCAGACGATGATTCTGGGGACAATGACGACAGCTGATACAATGTATCAGTTTGAAATGTTATATGGTCCAGGTGACGCGGTTGATTTACAGTATAACGGTATATCAGGACCTATGACCGTTAAGCTTATGGCAGTAGAATCTGATAACACAGCACTATAATATATGCCGCAGACCAAAGTCCCTGTTGACTGGACTCCTCGCGAGTACCAAATGCCGTTGTTTCAGTACCTAGAATCCGGCGGAAAAAGAGCGATCTGCGTGTGGCATCGCCGCGCCGGAAAAGATTTAACGGGTATCAATTGGATATCTGTTTGTAGTATAATGAGACCAGGGTTGTATTGGCATTTATTTCCCACATATAATCAAGGCAGGAAAATTGCGTGGGAAGGAATGACTAAAGCAGGACGTAAATTTATTTCGCACTTTCCAAAAGAAAATGTTGAAGCGATTAATAATACAGAAATGCGAGTCACTTTTAAAACAGGATCGATCTACCAAGTGGTGGGGTCAGATAATCCTGATCGTCTTGTTGGTGCTAATCCTGTCGGAATTATCTTGTCAGAGTATGCTCTCCAAGATCCAAGAGCCTGGGACTACATAAGGCCTATTCTTCTAGAAAATGAAGGATGGGCCGTTTTTATTTATACACCACGCGGAAGGAACCATGGATATACCTTATTAAATCACGCTAAGAAAAACCCAAAATGGTTTACACAAGTCCTGTCAGTTAATGATACAATGGCAGTGCCTGTTGAGGCCATAGACGAAGAACGAATGGCAGGAATGCCTGAGGAATTAATTCAGCAGGAATTTTATTGTTCATTTGATGCTGCCTTAGTGGGAGCATACTACGGGAACCATATGAAAGCAGCGCTTGATACCGGGCGTATTGGCCAGTTCCCGTACGATAGTCAATTGATGGTCAATACAGCTTGGGACCTCGGAATAGGTGACCAGACAGTTATACTATTTTACCAGGTACTCGGCCAACAAATACGTATCATTGATTGTTATTCTAATTCAGGAGAAGGATTACAGCACTATGTTAACATCTTGGAAAAAGGGCATAGATCACAGTACGTATACGGGAACCATTACGCACCACACGACATCATGGCCAAGGACCTCTCGACGGGTCGAACGCGCCTCGAAACCGCCCAGTCATTGGGACTCCGTCTCAGGGTGGTCCCGAAAGTATCCATCGAAGACGGGATCGAAGCGGTAAGATCAATAATGTCGAGGATATAGTGGAATGAAGAGAAAAATACGGAGCATCTTATTGAAGCAGCAAGACAATATAGAAAAGAATGGGACGATAAGAAGAGGTGCTTTAACGATAGGCCGTATCACGATTGGACTTCTGATTTTATGGACGCTTTACGTTATCTTGCTCTTTCTATTCGGAGAGAAACCATGAAGAGAGAGCCATTACCAACACATGCTGAGCATGAATATAACATTATAGGACTATAACATGGGCGGAGCACCTTCAATACCGGCACCACCACCTCTTCCACCACCTCCTAAGGTAGAAGATCCTGCAATCGTTGCTTCTCGTGAGAAGTTTAAAACTACTTTAGCTGAGAGAACTACTCGTAAAGGCACTGTTTTAACAAAACAGTCAAAAGAGGGTCAACTTCTTGGTGAAGAAGCAAGCGTTTTAAGAACAAAATTAGGAGGAGGTACCGGTTGAAGATTCTTATTGTTATGTGGATCTTGTCTTTGGTTAATTTATCAGGACAAAAGATTATTTATAATGGTACAATTGAAGATTGTTTAGCTGAAGCTATCAGATTTAATAATGAGGAAACAGAGGCTTTGGCTGGTTGTTATGCAGAAGTTCGTTCTCCTAATTATTTAGATAAACAAGGAGCAAGTTAATGCTTAGCACTGAAGATAGAGACAAGATTAGCGTATATACTGGACGTTTCGAACAATTAAAGCATTTAAGATCCAACTGGGAAGGTATCTGGAACGATATTACTTCTTATATTCTTCCAACTCGAGGCGATTTTACTGTTACTCGGTCCAAGGGCTCTCCTAGACACGATCTTGTATATGATGGCACTGGACCTTGGGCTAATGAGCAGCTCGCTGCTGGTTTAGCTGGATTTTTAACCTCCCCAACTCAACGATGGTTTAAATTAAAGATGTCAGATCCTGAATTAGACATTCAACCTGACTCTAGAGCCTATTTAGAAAAAGTAGAAGATGTATTGTATGACCACATTTTTAATTCTCCGCATACTAATTTTATTCCGCAATCTCACGAGCTTTATCTAGATATAGGGGCTTTTGGAACTTCTGTTATGATGATAGAAGATCTTTCTACAGGGATCAATTTCCAAACATTCCATTTAGGTAACTGTTATATTGCAGAAGGCATGGATGGAAAAATAAACACAGTATACAGAACCTATATGATGACGGCTCGTCAAATTATGGAGAAATATCCTGATGTTTTTTCTAACGAGCAAATCGAACAATTCAAGAAGAAACCATACGAAGAACACGAGTGCCTTCACGTCGTTGAACCAAATGATGAGTTCTTACCAAACTCTGTTAAGAGTACTAACAAGGAATATGTATCCGTGTTTATTTTCTTGGGAGGCGAAAAAGCAATTCTTGAAGAATCTGGATACGATGTTTTTCCGTACGTAGTTCCTAGGTGGCAAAAAACAGCAGAAGAAATATACGGGCGTGGACCAGGGTCTACTGCTTTACCTGATATTAAAATGGTTAATGAAATGATGAAGACTATAATTAAATCAGGGCAAAAGGTTACGGATCCTCCTTTAATGGTTCCAGACGATGGTTTTATTCTTCCTATTAGAACAACCCCTGCAGGAATTAATTTTTATAGGTCAGGATCACAAGATAGAATAGAGCCTTTGCCTGTTTCTAGAAGTCTTGATATTGGGTTTGATATATTGAAATCAAGGCATGAACAAATCATGAGAGTATTTCATATTGATGTTATGAGGATGAAAGAAGAAGGTCCTGAAATGACAGCAACAGAAGTCATGACCCGTCAAGAAGAAAAAATGAGGAACCTTGCCCCAATGACCGGACGAATGCAAGTTGAATTTTTAGCTCCTATGATTCGTAGAACATACCATATAGCTAATAGACAGAAATTAATTCCTCCTATTCCAGGTTCTTTATCTGGTAGGGGAATTGATATTCAGTACTCTTCTCCTGTTGCAAGAGCTCAAAAATCAACTCAATTGCAAAATGTTACCAGACTACTTGAAGCTTTCGTTCCTCTTATTAATATTAAACCTGAAATGGCGGATAATTTTAATGGAGATAAATATTTTAAATGGGCCCATGACTTATTAGACGCTCCAGAAGCTATCCTTGAAACCGATGAAAAAGTAAAACAAATTAGACAATCTAGAATGCAAGCACAAGAACAAGAGATGCAGAAACAAGATATGGAAAGAGCAGCGTCCGGCGGGGTTGACGTAGCTAAAGCACAAAATCTAATGCAAAAAGCAGGAGCTCAATGAAAGATTTATTAGATAAAAGATCAGCAATACACGACGATTGTCAAGCTATTTTTAATACAGATTCAGGAAAAAGAGTACTTAAACACTTAATTAAATCGCAATATGTGATAGATCCAGTATATAATAAAGGGCAGACTTGTTGCGAAACAGCGAATCGAGACGGGAGAAGATCCGTGGTATTAGCTTTAATTAAATTTATTAATAAAGACGCAAGTTATTTCCATAAGTTAATGGAAGAAATTGAACAGGAGATTTCATATGGCAATGGATGAAGCAGTCGAGCCTTCAACAACATTAACAGATCCACAGTATAATTTTAAAGAACACTTAGCCCCAGAATATAAAGATCATACTGCGTTACAAGATATTAATGATCTTAATAGTATGGCAAAATCTTATATTTCTGCCCAAGAAATGGTTGGTCAGCAAAGATTACCCATGCCTGTAGAAGAGGCAGATGGTGCCGAATGGTCTAAATTTTATGACTCTATAGGACGACCCCACGGTCCTGAAGGAGAAGGATATAAGTTTGATGAAACTTCTATTCCTGAAGGATTTCAAAAAAATGAAGACATGGAAAAATTCTTTAGAAAGTCGATGCATGACGCTGGATTAAGTCAAAAACAAGCGGATAAAATGTATAAAGCTTATAACGAATTCCAAGGGCAATATTCTCAAAAAGAATCAACTAACCTTGAAGAAAAAGAAAAACAGTGGGATACAGAACTTCGACAAGATTTTGGTCTTGCTTATACAGATCAAGTAGAAGCGGCTAAAGCAGCTGTAGACACATTTGGTTCTGACAGTTTAAAAGAATACTTAGATACTAGCAGATTAGGAAACCATCCTGAGATGATAAAGTTTGCGGCTAAAATAGGAGCCCAATTATTAGAAAAAGGATCACAAGGAAAGGCAGGAAGAAAAGGAACATCCATCCTAACTCCTGAACAAGCTAAAACTGAAATAGCCCAGTTACATGGTAACGCTCAATTTATGGAACAATATCATGGAACAGGTCCAGGTCATGAAGAAGCTGTAAAAAGAATGACAACCTTACATGATTTTGCTTATCCACCTATTGAGGAATAAATAATGCCTAAAGGTAAAGGAACATACGGTAATAAAAGAGGGCGACCTCCTAAAAAAAATAAGAAAAAGAAACCGGGTAGCCGCAAGTATTAGGTCCGTCATCATTTGCCTCGGATGTAAAAGGGGAAGCAAGGGTCCGTTAGGGTAGCTCAAGCGATTTAGCAAATATTATTAACTATTTCTGAGGATTATAAGATGTCTAATCAGATAACTACCGCATTTGTAAATCAGTACCGGTCAAATGTAGAGTTTCTTTTGCAACAAAAGGGCTCTGTTTTACGACCATACATGCGGAATGAGACTCAGAATGCTGAATTCCAGTTCTATGATCGGATAGGACCACCGGCCGCGGTTGAAGTACTTACTCGACACGCAGACACTCCGTTGATCGAAACTCCACATGATCGTAGACGAGTCCACTTGAGAGATTTCGACTGGGCTGATCTGATCGACCGTAAGGATCGTATAAGATTGCTTATTGACCCGACTTCTCCATATGCTCAAAATGCAGCATTCGCACTAGGTCGTTCCATGGACGATGTTATTATCGAAAACTTTTTCGGTACGGCATATACAGGAAAAACTGGTGCCACGAGTACTACATTCCCAGCAGGACAACAAATCGCTGTTGATTATGTTGAATCTGGCGGTGCCGCGGATTCTGGATTAACCGTTCCTAAGCTACGAAAAGCACGTCAAATGCTTATTGCTGCTCAGAACGATAAATCAGAGCCTAGGTTTATTTCCATTTCAGCTGTTCAAATGACTGATTTGTTGGCAAACTCTTTGATTCATAACGTTGACACGAGTGAAATCAAAGCGCTGGTTCATGGTGAAGTGCCATACTACATGGGCTTTAAGTTCATTGAGTGTGAGCGATTATTAACTACTACTAGTACCGCACATAGACGCCTCCCTTGTTGGGTTTGGTCCGGCATGCTTCTTGCAATGGGATCAGAAATTCAGGCTGAAATCGGTCCTAGACGTGACAAACGTAACTCGGTTCAAGTTTACTCTGCAGCTTCTTT